GCCTGCGGGTCGTCTTTGGGGCCGAGGGTGACTGGGAGAGCCCCCGGGCGAGCCACACTGTCTCGATGGCGTTGAACATATTGCGGAACGTAAATGCCCTGGTCTCTTCCGGAGAATCGCCATCGGCGGTGAACTTCACGACGGCGCGGCGTTGTCCGCATTCGAGGAGTACGGCCATCGGGGCGTGCTCCCTGGCGAATGCGGCATAAACGACGATTGTGTCGCCACCCGGGGCGACCGGATACGACATTACCGCCGACTGTTGCCGGCCATCGTCGGTCCACATCTGGGTAATCTTACACGATTCGTAGCCTTCGGTCCAAATTTCCAACGGGATATCGGAGGCGAGAGCCGCCGGAACAACAATTTCGTTGGCCTCAATTAAGAAATTTTTCTTGAGAAAATCTCCCGCATCGACAGAGGCATCGCGCCACAATTCGCAATGTATGACCGTGAGCTGCTGTTCATCGGCCACCGGTTGGTTGCCGCCGGACGCGGGTCGGGAAACGGAGATTGTATAATCGCCGGACGATGCGGATTTTGCACGCAGGTCGCGGTTGAACACTGACGGGAGGCCGTAGATATTTAACGGGAGTGACGTATGGTAAGAGTTACGGAAAATCTCTGCTCCGGCGGAGTCCGTTATGACTACTGAAGCCGGAGAAGCACCCTCCGGAACGGAGAACGCGGAGAGTTGGGAAGCGAATATAATTCGGGGCATAAAGTGCTACTTTTTAGATGAAAGTTTAATGGGTCAGTCTTCATCATTTTCCATTTTCAGGAGGTTTTCACGGACAGACTGGAGGCCCAGGGGCGAGCCGCATCCGGCGAGTTCCATTTCCTGGGCGCGGATTTTCACTTTTGCCATTGCCTTCCCACGGCGGTAGGCAATGGATTCGGGGGTCTCCGGGTCTGCAATGCGGTCGCGGAGCTCCATCGGATCCATTTCGAGAATGACGGCGATATCGGATATCGGTACGAAAAAGCCGGCGAGTCGTTCTATTTCCGAAATTGGATTGGCGGATGCGCACACTTCGTTCGCGCCACAATTAGGATTTGCAGGTTGTTGGCCGGTATTTACGTGGTGATGGTTGACGGAGGTCGGTAGTAGTTCGTGCATAGGGGCAGAGTGGTTTTTGATTATATCGTTGAAATCATCGAGGAGACGGCCATATATGCCGGGATCAGAGGATATGACCGAAGATTCTGCGCGGTTACCCCGCGTGAGGTTCTGCGAGGTTACCATGGCGATGCCTTGGCAGACAGCCGGTTGTCCGTTTCCCGTTGTCTGTTGTCCGCCGGATACGAGAAGAATCTTCGAGTGGTTGTCGGCGACATATACTTCATCATATACCCGGTCGATGAACCGCCAGAGCTGCACAGTCTTCATGAGGGCCTTGCGGTCGATGACAACAATGAATCTGGCCGGATATTTCTTTTTGATGAAATACATTCTCCGGAGGAATTCTTCGGATATTGAGAACGTCGATTGGCGTACGGTCAATGGCTGTTGGTTGCCGGTTATTGTCTTTTGGAGGGGGCGGTTTTGTAAATATACCCCCCCCAGGCAGTTACGTTGTTGAATAATCCATTCAAGCACATCGGCCACCTGAAGGGCGTTGGAGATATAGGCCTGCGAGACCGTTTCGGAGAGCGGGCGAAGAATTGAATTTATGTCGGCGTTGCGCTTCATTTTATTTCTGAATTTCAAACAGCGTTCACTACGTTCACGCCACAATCAAGATTTGTTACAATCCGGATACTCCGCAAAGGTAACGAATTCAAAGGATTCCGGAGGGGATGAAAAAAGCGGAGCCGGAGGAGCGCGGGAAGCGTTCGCAACCGATGTAGAGGGTATCGAACGCGTCGGTTCCGTCCGTGCGGTGTTCGAGCAGATTTTCCTCCGTCTCCGGCACCTTCTCCCCGGCCTTGTCTTTGCGGAACCCGAGGCGCCCACGTTCCACGCCGGCGCACTGCATGGCGAGAACGAGGTCGTTATTATTCTGGCGGTTGATGAACGGGGTCAGGTTGTTGTGGCCCGTGAACCCGAAATTAATCATGCGGTATTTTTCATCGTGGCGCATAGGCTGTCCGATATATACGTCATCGACTTCCCAACCGTTTTTCTCAAAACGAGCCTTAACGACCGCATGGATATCGCGGTCGTTGACGAAATAATTCTGCCCCAGGGCTGTGGAGTCGTAATAAAAGATGACTTTCTTACATTTGTGGTTGGCATAGCACCGGCAGAAGTCATCGACAACTTCGTTGAGCTTACGTTCAAACTTGACATAGAATGAACGGATAACATTAAGGCGACGCCCTTGCGGCTGTCCGGCGACAATCCAGTTGATGTTGGCGTTGTAGTCCATACCGATGCAAATCGGAGCGAACGGGTCAACGTCGGCGTCAGCCGATTCTGTCACCAGTTGTCTGTTGTCCGGAATCTGTTGTCCGCCGATGATTGTATCGTTCCAGACTTTTTCGAGGAAATTGAAATCGGAAGCGTCATAGAGGTGCCGGTCCGTGAAATTGGAATAAAAACCGTCACGCGCGACACCAAGACGTTCGCAGAGGATGGATGTGCGGAATGTGAGCGGCGTGAGGTCGCGCTTCATCTGGCGGATATACTTCTCCCCTATCAGCTCGATGTTTTCTATCGAAGAGCATTCGCGATAATATACTGCACCTGAACGGAGCTGGTTGAGCTCACGGTCGAGGCGGCGTAGCTGACGGGATAGCCGATCAACTGTGGATGGTTGCAGATTTCCGGATTTTAGTTTCTGCCGGATGCGCCAGATTTCATATACCTGTCCCTTTATCGCCTCGATGACGCGCGGATCCATTTTCTCGCGATAGTTCAGGAACCATGACCCCTTCTTTGTCTGCGGCATGTCGGAAAGTATCATCATGGCGTGGTTGGCCGAGTGCTTCCCGAAGAAGAATTTGTTGCCACCGTTGGCCGGCAGCGTCTGGTCCTTGAGCTTTTTAAAATCGATAAACTTGGCTTCGTCAATGAGGAGCCACGAGAGGGTCAGCGAGTTGGCGGCATAAGCGCGGTCCTGCGACAGGAGGACTGCCTCGCTGCCGTTATAGAAAGATATGACATGTTGGTAAGAAGCCGGCTTTATTATTGGTTTGGCAAAGAACTCAGGTGGCTGCTTACCCACTACGTAGTGGATTCCCTCACGATACCCCCACCTTTGGATTGCTGCAAGGACTCCCGGTATTGTATTGGTAAGACCATGCAGGAACGTCGGCACAACGATTCCCCCGGTAGAACCCGGCATGCGCTGTATGCAGCGCAACAGAAACGGGGCGGCCATGCCGTCGGTCTTGCCCGTACGGCGACCACATACCATTACCGATGTATTGGCTGCAATCCATTGGCACTGGAGCTGAACCAGGTTGAAATAGGTCTTGTTCAATTAGCAATCAGAGGTTAGTAGTTAGTAATTTGGTCGTTAGTCGTTAGTCATTAGTCGTTAGTCGGGAGGGAGTGGGTCGCCGTAAAGAGGGTCGATGTCGGCTTCCTCATAGGAGATATCCATTATATCGGGGTCTTTGACGCGAAGTTCCTCAAGCAGCTTCTTAATTTTTTCTTCACGGTTTGGCAGCGGCGGGAGGCCAAGAACCGACGGGTCGTCGGTCGGTATCCAAGGTTGCGGAATAACCTGGTCAATGGGAATTTTCTCTTCCTCCGGACGCGAGACATCATGCACCTTTGCGTATGTTGCAGAGACACGTTCCATGGTGCGGACATCCATTTTTGCGGATGCCATACGGTATGTTTCGAGCAGCATTTCAGAGGCGCGCCATTTGTGGAAATCACGGGCTTCCTTCCCGAGCATCGGGAGGAGCCCTTTGACCACCGCCAGATCCGAATAAGCCGTCGGGCGCGAAACCTTATACCGGGCGGTGAAGGTCTTGACGAGCGTCGAATCGGTCATCGAAGGGGTCTTGAGCATGGTGAGATACATGTCGCGAACACGCAACACCTTGCGGACGGTATCTTCCGGATACCGACGGTTAAGCTCGTCGATGTCGGCAAAGAGGTCTTTATGGCATGCTTCTGTTGCGGAAGGGTTCATGACAATTAGAAATCTGCAGTTAGGAATTAGTAATGAATCAGTGAGGGAGGTTCACGCCGGGGACTGACATCGGGACAGGCGGCTTACCGGTTCTCGGAGCGAAGGCGAAACTGTCGCCATGGTCTATGTCAATATTCTCAATAATCTCGACGAATTCAATGCCGAGAGATTCGGCGAGGAAGTCGCGCAGATTGTGTAAAGAGCGGCGCAAAGGGCGTGAACGCCACGGGCGTACGTCCTTGCCGGCCTTTATACGATTCTTGCGGCGCAGGTTCTCCCGACCGATGTCTCCGGCATTACCACGGAATACACCGCGTCCGGTGCCACGCTCGACGTAAATGCCATACTCCCTATGCGAGAACGAGTAGCGCAGGTCAGTGAACGCGTTGCGTGCCTCAAGACCTTTTTTCGAAATTTCTCGGAAAAGGCCGGCTGTGCGCAACGGATGGTCACTTTCTTTTGAAAGTCCGAATTTTTTAAGGCGGTCACGCCAGATTTCAATCATCTTTTGGTTGAAATCTTCGGTGTATTTACGTCTATCCTCGATAGCCGAGGAGGAGTCGGGTCTTCTGTCCATTCGTCTTGCCTGAGTATTAAATCTGTAGGTTTGGAAACCATTATATTGAAATATGCGCACGCGCCTCCGGAGAAGAAGTAGCGGTCCATTTCCGTGAAATGGATTGCGCGGTCGATATATATGCCGTCAAGACGTAGGCGCGATTGTTCGCGTATGATTACCGAGAGGAACTGCCTGAACAGTTCATGCATGACGGCGAAACAACGGCGGCGCGCTTGCCAACCTTCCTCGATTATGCCATGGGGCATGAACATGAATACGGTTTTTATGACCGACGTTCCCGGGGAATTATCGAGGTCGAACTGGCCGTCTGAAGTATCTGATACGCAGACGAGCGGATATTGCTCCTGCATTGTGGCGAGAGCGTCGCCGAAATCGTCGATGCCGGAGACAACCTTGAAGCGGAAACCGTATTTACGGGCGAGCCGGTTGATATCCGTCAGACGATTGAAGAAAGAAACAGCGTCGAAAACCATTGGCAATTAGCAATTAGGAATTAGAAATTAGTAATTTGCCGATTGTCCGTGGATTCCTTTACGTCCTTGTGTTCGTCGAGAGTCGTAAGCTGCAGGAGCGGACAGTCCGGAACCGTCCCATCCCAACCGTTGTAATCTATGATTATACGGTGGAGATGGAGGAGACAATCGCGATATGGTTTCTGAAGCGCCTGGGCGATGATGTAAAGTTCTCGTTTGTCGGAACCTGAGTTGTTAGACTGGCTTTTGCCGGGGACGGAACCGACAAGATTGGAGTGGACCCGGAGGGCGAAACAAATCATGTTGACCGCTTCGGCATGGTCCGAAGCCCAGTCGCCGCCCTCCTTGTCGTCTTCAATCTTGGTAATCCGGATATCGTGGATTTCCTTTCCGTCGGGGGAGCAATAGAAATTACTGAAGAGGGCTTTGCCCGAATTCTTCGCCCCGGTAAGGAAATCGATCATTTCCTGTTTCACCTCGTTAGCACGAAGTTGCTTCTTGTCAGGTTCCACGATGTGTTCGGCCGAGAATAGCTGTTCCCAATAGCGTTGTGAGATTTCGATAAGGTATTTGATCGGGGCGGAGTTACGCAACTTCGCCTCCTTGGCTATCCCAATCAGTCTTTTGATGGAATACCATTTACCTTTGAAGAGCGAACCGTAAGAGGGGATCGGGTAATACATCGAATCGACACCCGGAATGCGGGTCACGACGGCGAATTTCTTTTCGCCGTTGTCGGCACGCCGGCGCAGTTCCGAACGGAGCATGCGGTTATCGAGGAGCGGTATTTTCTCGACCTGCCTTTCATCGGTTATCGGGAGCCTCCAGTCGGCATACAGCACATAACGAATCGAGCCGCCTTCGAGCGGCGAGAACCTGCAGTAGCTCGCCTCCTTGCGGAATATATTCGTTACGCGCGACCCGTCTTCCGACAGAATGATCACCGACACGGCGAACTCGTACATCTTGATGTCCCGGCATATTCCGAGGAAATATGCCGACATGTCGTTTTCAAGGAAGAAATCTTTGATTTCATCTGAGAAAACGGCATCTTCCGGCGGCACATACCTGAGTCCGGAAGCGTAGCATGTTTCCGACTGGAAGCCGGAACAAGCGGCAAGTGTCTCGTCTTCCTCGAAGCGGGACATAATGTCGTAAGGGAGGCTGTTGTTGCCACCCCACGGCATATAAGAGAGTTTGTCGCCTATCGGCACGGGGGTAATGTCGCGGTCTTCACGGAACGCAATATCGGTCGTCACGAAGGCGACGGACGCCCCGAGGGACGGGACCGATTCGACGGAGAAGAAGTTGAAGTCGTTAGTCATTGGTCATTGGTCGTTGGTTGGGGGTCGGGAGATTGAATGGGACGGTATCGACCGGGGTTGACAAATATTCCCACCGGAGGTGAACCGCGCTCATGACGCGGATATCGACAGTCGATGAGCGTACCTTCTTCGACGAACGGCATGAGACGAAGATGACCCACAGGAGAATGCATAATGCATAATGCATAATGCATGATGCATAATTTATTTCTTGACTTCCCATATCCGTGGCGATGTATCATAAGAAAACCTCCATTCCGTTGATTGCGATAATTAGACAGTCCCTTATTTTACGGATTTCTCCGGAATCGAGGAACTTGATATTGCGGGACCCTGCGTAGTGTTGCCGCTTCAGGCCGACGACGCGCTGGTATGTGCGCAGTTCTCCGGTCTTTGTAAGGACGGTGAGATCCACCGGTTCCGGGGCGAGCAGCATCTTGCACGCGGTCGATATGTGGATTTTATTCATTTTCCTCCTGACCGTAATATAACCCCGAGATTTTTATATGCGAAAGACGTTTGAGCCATCCTTTGCGGTATTTTTCGAGCTTCGGGTTCTCCCGGCACTTTTCGTCGATATAGGCTTCACGGGATTGCCTGACAAGGGCGAAAATGTAATCGCCCTCCATTCCGTTGATGGCCGCCAAAGTCTTAGGCCCGATTATTCCGTCGGCTTTAACTTTAAGGATTCTCTGAATCCTCCGGATTACCTTGGGGCCCGAGGCCCAGACCCAATCGACAATGATCCATCTCAATGGTTGGAATTCGATTTCATCGGCACGGCACCAGTCCCAGAAATTTGTCTTGAGTATTTCCTTCCAATGGTTGTAAGGTATGTTCTGGAGCGTTTTTTCCGACGGCGCCGGATATCCTTTTTTCTTGCAATATGCGGTGTATGTGCGGATTGTCACCCCTATCATTGTAGGGCCTCCCGGGTCGTTAGGGTCATTGGAGTATCCACGTCCGCGGGAAAGTTCAAAGCGGACGATATTGGATGTCGAAACGAATTTGCCTCCGGCTTCATGATAGATTATGAATGGGATGAATGATTCCATTTGTTAAGTCGTTAGTTGTTTAGTCGTTAGATGGCTGCGTTCACTTCGTTCACGCCACAATCAGGATTTGATGCCAGGCGTGCCGGAATCCCCGGCAGCCTTATTGACTTCCCTTTTGAAGGAGTCGTAGATTTGCCAGCATTTCAGGCGGCGGTCATCGAGGGCGATAATCTCTTTGACAAAGGGGTAAAGGTCGGAGTCGGGACAACGCGATGTGTGGAGCGCGAGATTGCGGATTTGCAAATGGAGTTCGCGTTGTTTCCGGAGACAGTCCAAGGTCTCGATGTAAGCCGCCTTGATATTGTCGGGGAGCGAGTCGTGGTCCGGGCGTTTCCCGGTCTTTATTTCCTCATTCCGTTGTGGGATGCCGCTTACGATAGCCTCGGATTTTTCTTTCATTTCCACGACTTGGTCGTGGGTGACCTTCCGGAGACGGAATTCGTAGTTATCCTTGATAAGCTTCGTAAGCAACGGTGCGAAATGGCGCGGGCCTTTCCGCATAATCATGTTATGGCGGACAACATTCCCGGAAATCTTCATGACGATTTCCGAGGCATGAGCATAATCGCGTGCGTCCTCCGGAGCATCGAGGAAGCGTTTCATTTGTTCGGTAATTTTCGGGTCGAAGTTCATAGGGTTGTCGGTTGTTTGTTATCTGTTGTCGGTTGTCAGTTGTCCGTTGTCCGTTGTCGGTTGCCGCCGGTTAAGGGTATCGGTTATGTCTGACTTGAACCTCTGTAGTTCGTTGGAGTAATGGATGGAGATTCCCAGAAGGGAACCGCAGAATGCGGACGAAATCCCGAAGTAGGTCAACACAGACGAATGGACTTCCCCTTCAGGCGGGATATAAAGTGACAGATATACGGCCACCACTGCGGCAACCATGCATGCCACCGCAATAATGTATGTCAAGAAATCACGGAACGTGAGTTTGTCGAATTCAGATTTCAGATGCTTCATTGGTCATTGGTTGTTGGTTATCCGTTGTCCGTTGTCAGTGATGTGCGCTTACCGTGTTCGCGCCACAATCAAGATAGGGTCCCGAATCAACCGTTGTTGACGGCGACGACGTTCAGGAGACATTTCCCAAAAGGTAGAAGGAGCCTTTGCATCGACATCATGGTCGAGCCGGTGGTATAAATATCGTCGAAGACAATCAGGTTTCTTTCCGAAGGTAGAGCGACAAGCTCGTAAACGGCGTTGACGCGTTGCCTGTTTTTTGCGGCGGCCACATCCGGATAGAAATTTATCCCGAGTTCGGCGCCCACCTTTGCGGCCACGGCCTGTGCAAAATTTCCTTTGAGATGGCGGCGTGGCGGCGGTGTTACGATGGCCCAAAGCCCATTTCCAAGCGGCCCCGGAATAAGCTTCCGGATAAACTTAGAAATTTCGTCGGCAAAAAACGGAATCATTTCCGGGTCGGCCTTCAATTCGGAAAGTGTCCTCCCATATTTTGAGCGACGCCACAGGGCGACGGCCATCACTCCCCGTGAAAACAGGGAATGGCGGTCCGGAGCGAGGTCGCAACGGGCTTCCACCTTATTGCAGCCATGCCACGCGGCGCGCCGGCGGG